AACAATTCAATTCTATTCCTAGCCTTTCCGCCAAGCTCTTGTTTTGCCTGCTTAGATTCTTGTCTCATTTTTTGTAAATTTTCCCTGGATACTTCCCCTGATGGAAAATTTTGTTGCATCATTTGCTGTTGTCTTTGTCTCTGCAAATGCACCATTTCTTCTTCTGAAACCATTGAAGGACCAGGAGGGGCATCCATATCATCAAATTGAGTTGATTCTGCCGACATTCCCGTGGCATCTGGAACTGTATAAACAGCTCTTCTACCTTGACCCTGCATTGCTAACTGTCTTCTTCCAAGTGGACTATTAATATCTGCCATATCTTTCTCCTTAAAATTACCTATAACTTAAAAAACAAATAACCCTGGAAAAATATTCCAAGGTTATTTTTCATATTTAATTTAAATATCAAAGTCTTGGATCGTCTAAGAATGCGTTTAAGAGACCTGAAGCATTGAGAGCGCCGATATATTGACCAGAATCTGCTTGAGCCTCGAATTGATTGACAGAAACCGTTGGGCTCGGGTTGACTACATAGCCACCGTTTAAAGTGCTATAAATACGTTCTGCTACAACGTCCATATCTTCAGATATAACGAAATCGTCTGACTGATAATTGTAGCTCATATTGCTTATCCAGCAATTTTCAATAGTAGTAATAATGGCATTGCTGATATTTGTATCACTGAAAATATCATGAATTTCAATGTTGAAAGGAATTCTTTGAGAGCTAACGTGAATAAACCCTCTACCAAAAGCTTCTGCGATTCTTTTGCGAGCAAATCTTGTACGGCTGCAGCGCACGCTAATTTCAGTAGATCTCTGAGGAGCTGAGTCAATAAAACCATCAGTGCCTACTTCAGCGATTCTAGCAATGTTTCTAGATTCTGTAATTGATAAAGATTTTACTGCTCCGATAGCATTGCCATCGACTTTAATAATAATGTTTGTAGAAAGATGCGTTTTGGTAGCATTATTACCAAATGCATCATTAACTTGCGTCCCAGTCCAACGAGTATCAGCCATTATTTACTCCAATATTTGTATGAAATTTTATTGATAATATCATGTATCACCTACTTCAATGCGAACGTAAATCCAGTTTACAGGGTAAGCAGGTCTTACACGGCAGCTAACATCCCATTGACGTGCATCAGTTTCATTTTGGGTAACTTTAACATCCTTGAAGTTAGTAATAACTTTCTGGCTCTGTAATCCTTTAAGAACAGAGTATACTCTTGCAATTAAAGAACCTTGTAATGAAGCATCTTCAGCTACTCCGATAAATGCCTCAAGTCCTGCACGCAAAGATTGAGCTACACGATCTCTGCAGAAAATGATTGAAATTTCCTCTTCTTCTGGGAAACCAGAAGTCGTAGTTGTTCGACCCCAAACTACTTTTCCTCCACCAGCAACGGGTTGAACAACTGATACGCCAGCAGCTAACAAGCCTTCTAGAACAATTGGTCTTAATAGTTTATTTCTAAGGATTGTGAAACCTCCAAGAGTTTTTCTAGTTAGAGGTATTTGAATTGCGGGTACTCCGCTTAAATAACCTGCTGCGGCAGCAGCTACAAAGTATCCGGGCAATAACTGATTATCTGCACCAACTTGAACAACAATTTCGTCTGGGTAGAAATAAACTACACGGAAAGAGTTTCCGAATGCATCAGAAACGCTATAATTTGTTAAGTCTTCTATGTTTCCAGCAAGAATTTCAGAAACATCATCGCCCTGAATTCCTTCAAGAATTCCAATGTCTTCAACTGCAGCATCTTCTGTTCCAGTTAAATTATCTGGTGTTAAACCTTTAATTGCACCGGTAAACAAGAGTCTTTCTTTCTTGTTTTTGATGTTTGACATTGTTTCGCAATGACTCTTTGCATTTTGCATAATTGCAGAGATTGTTTGCGTTGGAAGTGGAACCACCATGCTAACTTCGATTCTTTCAAGTGCATCTAGTGCAGCTATCCATCCAGCGTCAAAGAAGTCAGCATCTTTAGTATCAACAACCGTAACTCTTAAGCTTTGACCTGCGCTAAGGGCAAGGTCGTCGCTTAAAAGAATTGCTGCTGTTTGAGCAGTGTTATCGATGACTTGGAATTCCATTCCTGTACTAGCTGAGAAAGAACCTGAAAGAGTTGCTACGCCATCGGCAACAGAAACAACAACATAACTTCCAGCATTGACATCGGGGCTTAAAATTTTAACTGTTTTACCAACATCGTTTGAATCAAAAGCTACGAATGCGCTGGAAAGTTCTCCGCCTAAAGTAATTTCACCATCATCTGCTTCTTTGGTAACTGCATCTTCAAGAATTACAGTGTAAGAATATACTGGAGCACCGAAACAGAAAGAAGAAGGAGATGCTGTGTATGCAGCATCATAGAAATCAACTTTGTTTGGAAGAATTTGAGATTCAGTTTCTGTAGCAGGATCTGTAACGAAGAAATTAATATTTGAGTCTACATCAGGTAGAATGCCTAATGGTAAAGAGAACTTCAAGTCATCAAGAGTTGATCCACCGGAAGCAGATGATTCTAATGAGTAAGATACTCTTCTTGGAACTGAGGGAGCGCATTGACAAGCCCAGATACCTGGAGGATTGTTTGCAAAAGCTAATTGAGCACCAATTGCTAAATAATTATCTAGGCTTGGGTTTCCGTGCTTAGCAGCAAAAGTATTTGGGTCTGTAAAGAATTGAGGATCGTTAATATCAAGTTGAGAGATATAAGTTGATGTTAAGGTATCTCCTCTTGAGAGTGCGCCGCCTCTGACTTTAACAGTGAATTTGTCGCCTTCACTGAAAGCTGTTAAGCCTTCGCTAACAGAGAAGCTTAAGATGCCATTTGAGACTAAAGAGTTATCAGAAGTCCAAACAATGTTATTGCCATATCCATCTCTTAAGATTCCTGAAACGGAGCCTTGAGCAATAAATTTTGCATAACCATCGATTGGGTTTCCGTATCCATCTCTACGAACTGAGGTGCAACGAATTGTCCAAGTTTCAGTTGGAGCATTAGGATCTTCCAATGTTAAATTGTTAATAGATCCATTACCCTGATTTAGAGTAGATGAAGTATAGAATGAGCCGCCCTGATCAACGAGCATTGCAGATTGTAATTCAATTCTGCCGTTAGTAATATTGACACGATAGTCATACAATGAGCTAAATGAGCCGCTTGTTGAGCTAAAGGCTTGCTCAAGTCCAGTTAAAGGAACTCCGTTTTTATAAAGAGTAAGACGATTTGAAATTAATGGGGCACCGCTAAGTAAGAAGTGGCGACCATCAGCACCATTTGTACCAGAATACGTGGGGTTAAAACCGTCTGAACCGCCGCCGACAGCAGAAGCAACAAGACGTTCTGTTTTAAGACCTTCACCCATTAATACAGCAGTTCTCACTCCACCAGGAACGTTGGCTCCTCGTGATACGGTAACTACGTCTGTATAAACTCCAGGACTAGCGTTTTGTGAACCGGGAAAATTAGGCATCTAAAATCCTTTAAATAAAATTTTCTATAACATATATTAAAATATTGCTTTATTTATTTTTATATCTTATTATTTACATGTTTAATAGTTGTTCTGTCAGTTCAAGTGTAGTTTCTATTACAATATTTGGAGCGTACACAGGAACAGAAGAATTTATGTCTCCAATATCTGCACAAATATTAATAGCATCAACCGTATTTTGAATAGGAATATTTCTTTCCCATTCAGTTCTTACATCTAAAGAGATTGTAGTTTTATACAATTTATCATTTCTATCATCTGATTCTGAATCAGCTGATACTGAAGCTGATTTTATTACAATTCCAGCTTTTTGAAATTCTTCAAAATAATAATCAACAAAAAACAACATGCATAGATCTGCTATTTCATTTCTAGCTCTAAGAGAGCGAGCCATTACATCTAGTGTAATCTGACCTTCCCATGCTCCATTTTGAGTTAAAGCAATAGGAGTATTAACAATAGTTTCGTTTCCATATCCATCAAAGTATTTGATAGAATCATATTTTACATTAAACTTATTTCTAGACATGGAAATTGGAACAGAGCGATACCCTCCAGATCTAACTAAAATGGCTGGGAAAAATTGAGCGTGTTGCCTGGTAAATTCTCCAATAAAGAGGCGAGTAGTTGTAGAATCATTAATTCCTGCATCTGCTGCTAAATTTTCTTGGGATGGAGTAAGAGGAAATCCCCAAGCATCTCTGACATAACGATAATAAGAATCTTGACTAAAAAATTCTCTTAACGAATCAATGATAAATTCTTTTACATAAGCATGTCCAGTATGCTGAACATAATTATGTAAAAGATATAAATCTGATTTGGT